CATAATCTCCTCGAGCTTCTCGTTTTGGTAATGGACATCCTGAATCTGATCGCGGTCAGGTGGAACCAGCAGCCACTTGTACATGTCGACAACATAAATGTCAACCATCGGATCCTCCTTCTGAAGACGCTTCGCATGGGAGCCCGCCTCCTCACGGGTCATGAAACACCCGCGAATCTTGAGACCGAGCTTCTCGTTCTTCTGGGGCATGTCCGGTCCAACCATAGAGATGAGCGCAAACAGTTGTCCTGGGACGGTCAGGAAGTCCTGCTCGAGAGACATTTAAGAGAGAAGCTCATTTTTTGTTTAACTAAGTGACGCACATGGATCAACTCCGACGCCTACACAATCAGAAGAAGCGCGAGCTCATCACGCGCGTCGTACCACCCGGTGCGTATGTTCTCGACTGTGGATGTGGTCGAGGTGGTGATCTTCAGAAATGGCGAGATGTGAATGCGATTGTGTTTGGGGTTGATCCAGACGAAGACTCGATCAGTGAGGCTCTTTCTCGGCGGGAGATTCTCGGTATGAAACATCGAGTCAAGTTTCATGTTGGTGATGTGTTCGTCGGTGAAAAGTTTGGACCATTTGATATCGTCTGCTACAACTTTTCGATCCATTACATTGCCGACCATCTCAAGGAGTCGGCCAAGGCGATCGCCCGTGCGACGAAGCGCGGGGGCCTTCTCATCGGAATTACACCGGATCTCGACTTGGTCAAATCGTTTAAGTCTCCGGACGAACTTGGAAACACGGTTGAGCCCATTGACTCCAATACTATTTCGGTCCGACTGGTTGACGGGCCGTTCTACGCAGAAGGATCGCGCTCTGAGCCAGTGATTGACAGGGCGACACTCGAGGCTGCCTTGAGCCCATGGTTTGAGTGTGTCAGTTGGAAACCTATGCTCGATGCTCCGAACGGACTTATATCGGACATCTACTCGACATTTATTTTCAGTCGCAAGTAGTAGGTATGGGCAAGTACCCATGGATACTTTTTGGCTCGACCATGCTCCTCATATTACTGGGAGCCACTATCGATGAGCCTCAACTTCTCAAGGACATAAGGCGTCGCTACACGACTCTTTATAATCATCTTCGCGATACACCGAATATCGATTCACGATTCGAGATTCTCCGCCGGCACCAGCCGATCATCACAGGGATCAGCTCAACTCGTATGAATAAAGGAACAATCGGGTACAATGTAAACAAAGGGTACGAAATTTACATTTGTCTCGATGGTGAAAATATCGAAGCGGCTATGCATGTCTTGATCCACGAACTCGCGCACATGACCGTGCCAGAGTACGATCATTCGGACGCATATTGGCAAAGTTTCAAGGATTTACGTCAACTGTGCATCACACTCGGAGTTCTACGTCCTTCGACTGAACCCCAGCAATATTGCGGTGGATCCATTGCACCGTGATTTACTTTTGGTTTTTCAGAAGTTTTAGCGCAAAGTAAAACACGATGGCTACAATCAGAGCAGTCACAGCCATGCCAGTCGTTGACATGTCACCCGCCTCGTTCAGGAACTTGGGAACCATGTCAGCCAGTTTGTCCTGGACAGGTTTGGAAAATGCGACGACGGCAGCCAAGCCGGCAATAGCCGCCTGGAACTGCTCGTCTGTCAGACCAAGTGGATTTTTGCTCTCCGTCTTGGTCGGCGGACCACCGATCATACCCGGAGAAACACCAGTCACGCGCTGTGTCGTAGGTGAGTTGTACGCCGCAGAATCCACCCCCGAGTCGAACGCTGCCGACGGCATCACCTCAGAGATTGGTGTCGAGAAATCCATTTCTATTTGCACAGAGTTTTTTTCAGGGGGAGTTGCGCGTGGTTCGTCCATTCCGCCCCGGGTTCCACTAGATTCCATACGATCGACGGGGGGTTCAGGAGCTGGAACATCTTCAATAGTCGGAATGTATTGAAGAATCTGTGACCCATTGGAACCGAAATCCATAGTCTCCATTGCTCTACCAGTACAACTTTTTTGCGTGTACATGACGCAAAAAAAAATCTAAACGAATAATAAATGGGTGTTACATACGAACATGCAGATTTGACGCCTGAGGAGCCCGTTGTAGTGCCTGAGCCTGAGCCCGAGCCAGTTGTCCGCGAGCCCGAGCCCGAGCCGGAGCCCGAGCCAGAACCGGAGTCCGAGCCAGATGAGGTAGATGACGGTGATGTCCCAGTTGCCCGGTCAGCTGCTCTGATCGAGGAAGCCCTGAACGCTACACTTTCTTCACAGTAATTCCTGACGACCCACGTTTTCTCGCAGGTGTACCGGAAGTCGTTGGAGCTATGGCGTGACGCGGGTTATATTGTTTATGATGGAGCTGCCACATGGCTTCAGAGCCTATCCGGAACCCTTTTCTGATCGGCGCCTTGTAGTAAAAAATACAATCTTCTATACGATTCGATTTGCTCGTGTTGTCGAGCACGAGACACTCGTAGTTTTCTGTACAGGAATTCATCACCTGACAGAACATGTCGAATGTTGGAAAAACACCAAAGAAAGCCTTGTACAGGCGTTCGCGGTTCTGAATGACATTTTCGCGAAGTACAAATACGTAGTCGACATTGGCGCGCAGGTCCGGTGACAGGTCCATGCAGTACTGCATCGTCAGAATGAAAAAGAGTTTCCAGTGACGACCGTTCATGAAACACTGTCTGATACAGGTGTCCTTCATAAAGGATTTGTCGTACATACAGTCGTCCATGAGCAAGAACGCACCTGACGGCTTTCCAGCGCCGACAAGTCTGCGTTGGCGTTCGAGGATTCGTTCGATTGCATCACGGTTATAGTCACCATAGATGAACAGATCCGGAATAAATTGACGGTAATAATGATTTCCGTCTTCCGTACCCGACATGACAATACCGGCTGGAAGGTGACGCTTATGGTACATGATGTCCGTGACGAGAGTCGACTTTCCTGTACCTCGCTTTCCTATGAAAACACACACCTTGTCGTCACCAATTTTTGACGGGTCGAATTTCCGTAGTTGGAGATTCATCTGGTATAACCTATGATTTTGACTGGCGTGTATAAGCGCATAATCATCAGGAAAAAATCTAATTAGGTTATAGGTATGTCACTTTCGGTGCTTCAAATCCGAAATCTGGCAACAAAATTGCTCGAAAATCCGCCTCAAAATGCCTCGGGTTCATCAGAACAACAATATGTAGCCTCTTTAAAAGGTCAATTTCGTCGTATTCCTATACAGAACACGGTTGAACAAGCGACGACGCGCGAACAACTAAACACCGCTCTTCGAAGTCTCATAACATCGATAGATGCATTGATTCCACCTGTCCACACACCTGTGTCACTTCAGGATATAAGTTCAGAACTTGAAAGAATAAACAGAGTTCAGGATTCAACTGATCAAGAAATACTCGTGTTGAACTACGTGCCTCTTATTTCAAAGTACGTGAATACAACTGAATTACGTGCATCACTCGGAACAAACAACCAGAGACAGACTGTGACTCGTTTTGTCCAAGATTTTAACAAACGTATAGATTCTCTTTCCGATAAGTCCATGGTTCCACAACTTCAGTTTATTGTTCCGGTGCATGAAAAATACATCAAGAGTTTGCAATTGGCTCGTTCGAAACAAGCGTCGGACGCTGTTACGGCTGCGTACACAAATCTCATTTACAACTTGGTGAACACGAGTCTTGTGGTTCCTGCATGGACACTTCCAACTGAAGTGTCTATTCTAGGGTTTTATGGACCGGAAGCAACATCCAATTCGTCATTCATGGTATACTTGACCGAGCAGACAGCAGGTATTAAAATATCAAACGGGTGGATCATCACCGGACTTTCAGGTGTTTACGGAAATGTACGAGTCGTAGAATACACCGCGAATGTATATGGTGATGCTGTCGTTTCAGTGGGACCTCCCGCGATATCATTTCCATTTGTTTCACAAGCCCGTGTCGTATCAGACCAACCAAACATTGACCTGAAACCAAGTTCAATTATGCGATTGACATTTACACCACCTCTTGGTGGGAGTGAAGTGACGTCGAATGCAGTTGCCGCGCCGAGTTTCGGATATTACGATCCGAGGTATTTTGATGGATCGAAGATCATCGGCACACCTGGCGAGCTTCGAGATTTGAATTCAAATGTTACGACATCCGAGGGACAGAGAGTCTATACTACAGTCGTCGATCGTGGATCCGGTACAGGGGGGCTAATTGCATTGGCTGCAGTTGGTGCACAAGACAAATACATGTATGGTGGAGAATCAAAATGGAGCCCGTACATAAGTCAGCACACACCCTTTGTGATGTCACAACGTCTTACGGTTCCTCTAAGAAACATGGGAGGATACCTTGGAAATACTTGTCAGATTGATATTTTCCCCCGCGAACGCGGAGATCTTCTTTCAAACATGTATCTCAAATGTTCACTCCCGGCACTTCCTTCTGGCTATTACTACACAGAACTCACAGGACGTGCGATCATTAAAAAGGATGAATTTATTGGAAGATACAACATATGACTCACTGAAAAAATTTGTGAATTCCAAATAATTCTATACCTTTGTCCTATGCAAACATTCTTACCATACTCAGACATTACAGAATCATTAAGGGTTCTTGACAACAAACGTTTAGGTAAACAACGTGTGGAGACCTTTCAAATTATAAATGCAATCAC